AAGTTGATGAATAGGTAAACATCATGTCTGATAATGTATATCTTGGTAATCCTAATTTAAAAAAAGCAAATACACCAATTGAATTCACTGAAGAGAATGTCATTGAATTTGTAAAGTGTAAGAATGATCCTGTTTATTTTGCGAAAAAATATATAAAAATTGTATCTCTTGATGAGGGACTAGTTCCTTTCAACATGTATGATTTTCAAGAGAAGTTAATTGATAGATTTCATAAGAATAGATTTAACATATGTAAAATGCCTCGACAGACAGGTAAATCTACAACCTGTATATCATATCTTTTACATTATGCTGTTTTCAATGATAATGTTAATATTGCTGTTCTAGCAAACAAAGCATCAACTGCCCGTGATTTATTAGGTAGATTACAACTTGCTTATGAAAATTTACCAACTTGGATGCAACAAGGTATTATATCTTGGAACAAAGGTTCATTAGAATTAGAAAACGGATCGAAAATATCAGCAAACTCTACATCATCATCTGCTGTTCGTGGTGGATCTTACAACGTCATATTCTTAGACGAGTTCGCATTCATACCAAATCATATTGCGGATGATTTCTTTGCATCTGTATATCCTACAATTACATCAGGACAAAGCACAAAGGTCATTATAGTTTCTACCCCTCGTGGTATGAATCACTTCTACCGATTATGGCATGATGCTGAGAGGGGTAAGAATGAATATACTCCCACAGATGTTCATTGGAGTGAAGTTCCTGGTAGAGATCAAGTATGGAAAGAACAGACAATTGCAAACACATCTGAGGAACAATTTAAAATTGAGTTTGAATGTGAATTTTTAGGTTCTGTTAATACCTTGATAAGTGCAACAAAACTTCGAAATCTTGTATATGAAGAACCTTTGAAGAAAAACGCTGGTCTAGACATCTATGAAGAACCAATCAAAGAACATAATTATCTGATTACAGTTGACGTTGCTCGTGGTTTGGGTAATGATTATTCTGCATTCATAGTTTTTGATATCACTAAGTTTCCATACAGAGCAGTCGCAAAATATCGAAGCAATGAAATTAAACCAATGCTATTTCCAAATATCATATATGATGTAGCAAAAGGATATAATCAAGCATTTCTATTGGTGGAAGTAAATGATATTGGAGACCAAGTCGCAAGCATTCTTCAATATGATTTGGAATATGATAATTTACTCATGGCATCAATGCGAGGAAGAAATGGTCAAATAGTTGGTCAGGGATTTTCTGGTAAAAAATCACAGTTAGGTGTTCGTACAACTGCTGCTGTTAAAAAACTAGGTTGTTCAAATTTAAAAACACTGTTAGAAGATGATAAAATATTAGTCAATGACTATGATATTATCGCAGAGTTGACAACTTTTGCTCAGAAAGCAAACTCCTTTGAAGCAGAGGAAGGTTGTAATGATGACTTAGCAATGTGTCTTGTTATATTTGACAATGAGGGTGATCGATGGTATGCTGACGAGTATGGGGATCGATCCTATATGTGGGATTACAGATAATATGAAAGAAACTGAAAGTATGATTACAGTCTACGAAGAACACATCAAAACTCTTGAAAAAGAAAATAGAAGTTTAAAAATGCAAATTGATTTTCTTAAGGAACAGTTAGCATATAAAACATTTGGGAAACCAAATTTAAATGAAAAGAGTTAATGGAATTCGAAGACCAATTAAAACTTGGACACTTATTACTTAATGATAGAAAGTGTCGAGTTTGTGGTGAAGAGAAAAATTTAATTGAAGGATTCTATAGAACTAGAAAAGGAAGAGGCACTACAGTATCATCATATTCATACGAATGTAAGGTATGTACTATCAAAAGAATTGTTGAAACTCGAAAGAAGAGAGCACCTTTTGTTGATTGGCAATATCCTGATTGGTAGTGTTCATGTAATGTTTCCCCAATCAAAAAGGTCATTTTAATAAATAATTTTAACATATTTCGAGATTCGGAGAATAAAAGATGCCAGTAAATTTAGCATCTCCTGGAATTGTAGTTAGAGAAGTTGATTTAACTATCGGCAGAGTAGATTCTGCTACTGACAAGAATGCTGCAATTGTAGGACCTTTTGAAAAAGGACCTGTCAACATCCCAGTAATAATTGAGAGTGAGCAGGATCTGATTGATAATTTTGGTCAACCCTACAATACAGACGATCAAGTTGAGTATTGGATGGTGGCATCATCATACTTAGCATACGGTGGACAGTTAAGTGTTGTTCGAGCAGCAGACACTGATATGAAAAATGCCACTGATGATGGCGGTGATGTAACAATCAATAGTGTGGATGATTATATCAATAAAGGATACGATGAAAACACTTTATCAGGAACAGTCATTGCAGCAAGAAATCCTGGTACATGGGCAAACGGGTTAAAAGTTGCTATTATAGATGGTAAAGTAGATCAGGTACTAACAGTTTCGACTGGTTCACTTACAGTTGGAATGGGAATTACCCAAGCAGTACCTCCAAACACAATAAAACCTGGTGCAGGAACAACCTCAGTTCTTGATGGAACATTCAAAGGTATTATTACTGAAGTAGGAACTAGCACAATAGGAGTTAAATTCTTATCACATACACCAGCAGGTGGAGTTGAAACTGAATTTGATTATGAACCCTCAGGTGTTTATAAATTTAGTACGACTGGAAACGTTGCCATTCATACAGCAGGTCAAGCATCATCATTTGCTTCAAGAGCAGTGTCATCAACAGCAGATTGGTTTGATACTCAAACAATCACGACTACAAATGGAGATCCAATTAGTTGGAATCAAATCGCAGATAGACCTGGAACATCAGCATATGCAGCAGCAAGAAGTTCAAGATTTGATGAGGTTCATATTGTTGTAATTGATGATGATGGAGATATAACTGGAAATGCAGGGACTATCCTTGAAAAGAATTTAAATCTTTCAAAAGCAAAAGATGCTGAGTTTTCTGCAGGATCCTCTTCATACTGGAGAAAGTTCCTATTAAATTCATCCAATAACATTTTTGGATTAAGTGGTCCTACAAGTCCTGTTACAACAGCATTTAAGAGCACTGGAACTGGATTCGACTCTGAGACTGATATCGCTTGGGATCAAAACGCACAGAATATTAAATTTGCTGCAAATGGTAATATTGGATATTCTTTATCTGGCGGTAAAAACTATGGCGGAAAAACTGGTATAACTTCCACAGGTGCTTTAAAACCCTCATTAGGTAATTTATCTAATGGGTATGGTTTATTTGAAAATGTTGAGGAGTTTGATATTGACTTCTTACTCATGGGATCAGGATCACACCCAACTGCTGATGCACAAGCATTAGCAAATAAGTTAATTTCTGTTGCTGAGATTAGAAAGGATGCAGTAGCATTCATATCACCCAATAAATCAACATTCATAACAGGTGCAGGAACTGATTCTGCAACAGTAGCATCTGCTGCAGATATTACAAACAATGTGCTGCAGTTCTATGCTCCTATTACATCATCAACTTACGCTGTTCTTGACAGTGGATACAAGTATATGTTTGATAGATTTGGAAGCACTTTCAGGTACATTCCCTTAAATGGTGACATTGCAGGAACATGTGCAAGAAATGATATTAACAATTTCCCATGGTTCTCACCAGCGGGAACTGCAAGAGGTTCTATCTTAAATGCAGTTAAACTTGGATATAATCCAAACCAAGCACAAAGAGATAAACTCTACACAAATAGAATTAATCCAGTAATTTTCTCACCTGGAGCAGGAATTGTTCTATTCGGTGATAAAACTGCATTTGGAAAAGCATCAGCATTTGATCGTATTAATGTTCGCAGATTATTCATTTTCATTGAAAATGCAATTGAAGCAGCAGCAAAAGATCAGTTGTTTGAATTCAACGATGAGATCACAAGGACTAACTTTGTGAACATTGTTGAACCTTTCTTACGTGATGTTCAAGCGAAGAGAGGTATTCAAGATTTCAGAGTTGTTTGTGATGAGACAAATAACACTGCTGCTGTTATAGACAATAATGAGTTTGTAGCAGACATTTTTGTTAAACCTGCAAGATCAATTAACTTCATTGGTCTTACATTTGTCGCCACTAGAACTGGCATCTCATTTGAAGAAGTAATCGGTACAGTTTA